TTTGATGTGTTATAACTGCTTCTATCAGCTTCTAAAGTGTGTTCAATATAGTTTCTCATATCGTTACCACCCGAAAGTTCATATTCTTGTAAAGAATCTGAGGTTTGATCAAAATTGTCAAAAAAGTTTTTAATACGTTTCAACATTTGGTATGTTGCGTACCCATTTTTAATCAAAAATTTTGCTCTCTTCACCCCTTCACCAGTAGGATCGTTTCCCATTAATTGTGTTTTCAGTTTTGCAACAATTGGGAGAGGTATAGGATATTTCTTATCATATAATTCTGAGTTCATTACTTCTTTCTCTTTGCTTCAAGTAAGTTCATCAATTTATCTAAATCATTCTTTGGTAATTTAGCTAAAAGATCGGCAACAAGTTCTACTTTATCACCAATTTCCTTTTTCTCTTTTTTTACAAATTCTCCTTCTTTCTTTTTGGTTAGTTTATCTTCCACAACATTTGCTTCTGATAGATAACCACCCATTGAATCCAATGCTTCCTCTACAAAAGGTTTGATTGTACCCATAACTTCCTTTGCTTTGGCTTCACCCACCACAAATTCTAATTCTTCAACCATTTCAGGTTTTTCAGCACCTTCTGATTCATAAAAATAAAATCCAAATCTACCAAGAAAATCATTTTTAAAATTTTGACCATGAACTTTTGCATTATAGTCAGTTGTATGTGAAGCATCAGTTTCTTTGTTAGACCCCGTTGTAGGTGTATCGCTAACTCCAATTAAATTATTGGTATCGTCAATAATTTCTTTTATGTCTTGTTTTGTAATTACCTTATCCATAGAATACTTTTTTTATAAATACTAAAAAAAAAGGGATTATTAATAATCCCCTTCTTCATAATCAAAATATTCAGGTAATCCATCTTGGTCTTGTTGATACTCGGCTGCAAATTGTTTAAATGCATCCTCACTATTCGGAATGTAACTAAAAGTATAATCCTTAGTCCAATCCAAAGGTATTTCAAATTTTCGTTTAAATTCTTTGAAAACCTCTATTGTTTCAAAAATCGCTTCACTAGCTTTCTTTTGTTCTTCGTCAATAATTTTTTGTTCTTCAACACGAAGTTTTTCAAGTTTTGCTTCTTCTTCGGCAGCAAGTCTATCAAATTCCAATTCTGTTGGAGATTTAGGAATATCCATATTTTCTCGAAGTACCTCAATGAAATCACCATTATTATAACCTAAGTTATAAACATCAAAATTCTTTAATAACACATAATCACCCTTATTTATTTGGTCATTAACCGATTTAACGGCAGATTTACCTGCTTTAACCATTAAATCCGAAACATGTTTTACTTTAAATTTGTAAATATCGGCAAGTAATGGATGTTCTTTACTGGTATTATAACCATCCCAAATCGCATTTGGATCATACCCAGTTCTATTCCAAAATTCAACTTCTTTTGCCTCCAAGAACATTGATTCGTCATAATCATCATGATTATGATTTTTCAATTCAAGCTGATCTTTAGTAAACATATTTTTCTTTAGTATACGTTCACTATATGGTTTGTTATTTTCATCTTTTTTCTTTTCTTGTACTACTTTTACAAGAATATCTGTTCGAATTTCTTCATCAAATCCATCAAGAAGAACTTCTACACGTTTATTGAAAGCATCAAGATATTTTTCAACATTATATTCTCCTGTCATATCAGGATTTTCTTCCATGTCTTTAGAATTGATCAATTTGCAGTTCAACTTCTTCTCACCTGTTTTAGGATCAGTTTTAACGTCACCATGCGACTTACGTTCACCTGTATTAACATAGTAAATCATTGAATCTAATTCAGGTTCTGGTGGCATCCACACATCAACAAATTCTAATATTTCTTTAACAGTAAATGTATCTGTTTTCTTTGATTTCTTAAATCTACCTTCTTTTACAAGTTCATCATATTTTTCAACAAATAATTCTTTGGCAATTCTACCACGTTCAGCAAGAATTAATTCCATGTGTGCTTGAGACGCTTTTGGTTTACCATTCTTGTCTTTACCACGACCCAAATAATCTTTGATAGTATGCTTGAATTTAGACTTTGATGCGATCTTCTTCAAAGGTATTTGTTTGTAATAAATATCTTCGGCATAGCTTTGATATGCATCAACAAAATCTTTACCTCTACCTTCCAAAATCATTCTAATACCGTTATCAATGAAATCTTCAATGAATTCAGGCATTGTCTTACTCTTGATAGTGTTACCAGTAAGTTTTACCTTGTCCTTATTGGTTAGTAATGCATAATTAATACGTGAAAGGTTCAAACAACTCTTGAACTCACCATCGTTATCAACTGACATATAAGGTGCTGGCATTGTTTCCTCATTGAACTTCTTGATCAATGCTCCAATTCCAACTTCACCTTTATATTGCCACGCTTCTTCATTTTTCATCATACCACGCATTTTTTCTACACCTTCATCAGTTACCTTAATGTTAGTAAGATCAGGGATTTGGAAGTTCACACCGTCTGTTACTGCTAACAATGCATCACAACCATAATCCTTAAACCAATCAATAACCTGACGTAAATAAATTCGACCACTACAAGTAATTCTTGCAGCACAAGTGTTATCTGACCAGTTAAATGCAAAAGCAGAACCCAACGCACCAAACAATGAGTTGTTAAGAATCTTAATAGGTAACTGCTTAACCTTAAATAAGTTACGTTCTTCTTTTGTGAATTCTACACCATCCACAATCTTCATATATGTTTCTTCATCAGTATGTTTAAGAAGCATAATTTCATCTGATTGTAATTCACTACCATTTGCAAGTTTTTTATAGATGTTACGTGTAGTTGTCATGTAACTAAGCATCTTCTTAATAACACCTGTAATGTCAAATAATGGGAACACATCCCAAGTAAGTTGGATCATTGGATAAAGTGATGCAAAGTCAATCTTTACCAATCGTTTTGTATATCCTTTCTTATAACAACGTGCCAATCCACCTGAAAAGCGTTCAACTTCATCAGGTTGAGGTATTGCTAAGTCATTTTCGTAACTCCATGCTGTCATTAATAAGTTCCAAACAGCAGCATTACCCATTGTTGAGACACGATGGTATGTTGTAGGAACGATCTTACCAAGTAAGAATGATGATTGATTATAGAGGTTATCTACCTGTTCTGTTTCCCACAAATCATCTAATAAATATTGTCGTAATATTTTCTTACCAGTAATGAAAATATATTTACCTAATTCAGATGCTTCTTCTCTTAACCACTTAACAAAGTTTTTGTTTTCATTTAAAAAGATTTTTCTATATTTTGTATATTCTGCTTCACTAAGAGAATCCTTTTTTTCTTGGAGAATTAATATATTTTTTCCTATTTCCTGAAATTCATCAGGAATTTCTAAATATCTGTTATCACTTGGTCTTATGATATGAATTTTATTATCGTGCCACATTTTACCGATACCACCATCTTCACCATCAATATAGGTACGATTTTCTCTGGCAATTCCTTCATATTTACAAACATACTTTAATTTGTTGTTTTTCAAATCACTATTAACGGCAGCAGTTCGTTTCACCGCATGTAAAATATCTAATACTGTGAAACCCCACATTGTGGTTGAGGTATAGTCTTCTGTTTGGTTACCAAATTTTACTGTTGCACGATCATATCTTTTCAATTTTTCTGTTTCGCTCAAAGATGTTTTAAGTGCACTTAAATCCATACCCAATCTTTCAACAGCACTTTTTAGAATAAATTCAAAATCAAACATTTCCGAGTTAAAACCCATAATTACGGCAGGTTTCACAAAATCAATAGTGTTGAAAAAATCTTGAATTAACCTACGTTCTGAATCATCATCGTTGGGTTTGTCTACTTCCAATACCGTCTCAAAACCACGATTATCACGAACACCAATGGAAAAGATACGAGAAATTTCCCATCTTAATCCAGTGGTTTCAATATCAAATGTTAGTTTATGTAAATCTTTGTATTCTTCAATTCCTTTGAATAGACGTGCACCCGTTGAAATAAAGAATTGATCTTCCAATCTTGGAGTATAAAATAAATGACGAGATAGGTATTGTATTTTACCTTTTTTGTCTCTTAATATTTTTCCGTTTTGATCTCGAACCTTATCATATGGGTCTAAACCACCATCTTGAAAGAATTTTATTAAATGATTATAAGATTTTTTACTGGTTACTTTAACATCAAATCCATTTTTAAGTCTTGGTTGACCACCTGTTTTCATTTTCTTAAATGAAATACCAAATTGAATCATTTTTGCTTTTAACAAACCTTGATCTCCATTGTAAAGTTTATGTCCGTTTTTTCTTAAATCCTTTGTATATAAAAAAGGAGTGTATTCATGTAATTCAATTCTAGGGTTATGATTTGGTTCGTGAATAATACAACTTGCCATGTTGCTATCTCTGTTTACTTCAACATTGACAAGATATTTTATTTTTTCGTTTCTACCCTCTAAGAAACTTTGAATTTCTTTGATGGTTTTTTCTTTAGTATTTGTTTGACTCATATATGAAGATATTTATTACCTTTTTGAACTCTGCGTTTGAGTTTGCAGGTTTTTTTGTCAAAGGTATAAATAAATTCTTTATTTTCAAAGCGATTTTCATGTAAAACTTGAGAAGTATTTAGTGGGAATATTCCAATAAACCATAATGCACATACAATATTGTCTGCAATAATGGTGATCATATCACCAGATTTATCGTATTTTAGATCATAAGAGAAATAATTTAATTCATCTGTGCTAAAAATTTTACTCTGTAAAAATTTTATACATTCTGCATCAATTAAATTTGTTACTTGATTATTTTGTAAATTTAAAAAACTGTATTTTGTATATATGTCTCCCAAACTCTCATAATAATTAACATTAAACCACACCGTTTCCATGTTTTTTTACTATTTTTGCCATTATTTCACTTATTATTGATTCCGAAACATCCGATTCATAATCTTCATTATCAATTACTTTGGCTATTTCTCTTCTCTTTCTTTCAACAGCATTAAATACATATTCATCTATTGTATCGCTAAATGTAAGTGAATATGCGTTTACCACGTCTTTTTGACCTATTCTATGAAGTCTATCAACTACCTGATCAAACTCACCCGGTACGTATGGGTTGCTAATTAAAAATATTCTACTTGCTTGTGTTAATGTCAATCCTTCCTTAGTAGTTGGAACAGTTCCCAAAAGTATTTTTACGTCACTATCAGGGTCTTGAAATTGTTTCACCATATAATTTCTGTCGTCTACACTATAATCACCTGTATGGAGCACTGCTTTATCTTTATAATGCTCTTTAAGTTGATTTAACGATTCAGTAAAATAATCTACAATTACAACCTTTTGATCTTCATCCAATAATCTATCAATGAATTCGATTGCAACCTTAGTTTTCAATGACGATGTGTATTGACGTAATCTCAACATTATTGTCAATGGATTAAAATTTGTTTTATTGATAAACTCATTAGCAACACCTTCCTCAATTACCTCATACAACACTTTTTCTTTTGGAGAAAGTTCAACCATAATCTTTTGATAAATTTTATCAGGAAGATCAGTAAGAACTTCTGCTTTTTTCTTTCTATGTGTATATGGTGCAATGTTATGATAAAGTTCCTCTAAGTTTTCCATTGTAGGATTTTTTGTCCATCCACCATAAGCATCAGGATCATATTCCATACCCAAATAATGTTTGAAGAAAAAACTTTTGGTTGGAAATTCCAATGGAGATATTTGATTAAGAACAGTATATAATTCGTTTGCTCTATTAGGTGCGGGTGTACCAGATAAGAATACTTTACTCTTAATACCTTTTTTGAAAATTCTTTTAAAATTTTTATATGTGTTAGAATCAGTATTCTTTAACCTATGAGATTCATCACAAATCAAGCAATCTATTTCTCCAACACTAAGGTCTTTGAATTTTTTGTCCATTACTTTTGACTTCTTTAACGTTGTGTTGAAAAATTCATAATTTACTATAATATATTTTGCTTCTTCAATAGTATATTTGTTTTTTCTTTTATTAACAATATGTGCTTTTGAATCAGTAAATTTTTCTACTTCATCATGGAAGTTAAATTTCAACGAATTTGGTGTTATAACAAAAACCTTGTTATAATTTTTCATTTCAGCATATGCAATGGAAGTCAGTGTATTATGTGTAACAATACAATTATCTGTTAGATATAGATGATCGTCAGCATCAACTAAAATACATTGTGCTTCTTTTTTACCAACATAATTTACTTCTTTTATTGCTCTATTAGGTAAATATTTTGTTGGTGGAACAAATGTGTCTATTTTACGCTGCAATTTAAAAGGTATGAATTGTGGTGGTAATTTAATGTTTAGTCTATAATATAATCTTCTCTCACCTTTATATGTTATCCATTTATCCTTTAATCTACCAATACCACCTAAACTTTGAACTATGAATTGGACATCATCTATTAACTCTTTAGATGCTAAAGTTAATTCAACAATACCATCTTTTCTTGAATGACCATCAGTATCTAAAATACCCCTCAATATTTCAAGTCTTTGTTCAATAGAACTAAATTTATAATCGTGTGGTATAAATTTATAATATGAATTACACCCTTTTAATTTATAATGTTTTAATTCTTGATTAATCAAATTATTTTTACCGTCTCCAACTATATAATAGTCTTTTTTACTTTTACCGTTAGATACAATATTATGGTTTTTAGGTAACTTACATACCATTTCATTTATTATTTGTTCATCTATTGATGAAAAACCAACAGAATTTTTTGTGGTGATACCACCATCACCTAAAATACAACCCAATAAATATGGATCAATTTTAAATTCTTTTTCTTTAAATTCGATTGGTTTAACTATCGGTATGTAATTTTTATTATTACCATTTTTATATTGTAAACCATTGTCTATTATTTTATGAAGTGTTTTTGTTTGATATGGACTACCCCTATGATTTCTTATTTGTGTATTTACATTCCAAAGATGTTCATCACATGATTGTGCTGTCGTACCATCACTAAATTTTAACTCATAAATATCTTTTTTACCTTGTGGAAAAACACCCAATACTTTTGTTGGTTTACCATCACTACCTATTACATAATCACCTATTTTAACATCACCCATTCTAATCCAACCATCTGCTGTAAGTAACTTAGAATCAATAGGATTACATTTACCCAATCCCATTTCATGTGAAATTAAAGCATTTATTACTTTATCAAGAAATATTGATCCTGTTATTTGGTGAGGATATAGTTCAACTCCTTCTTTTAAGACTGAATGTACCTGATCTGAATATTGCTTATATTCTTCTTCAAGCCGTTGTTTAAATTCAATCCAGACTTCTTTCTTTTCGTTTAATTCAGTAATTAATCGTGCTGTTTCTTTTCTATCAGTATCAATCTTACGAAGTTGATCAACGAATGATTTCTTATCATCAAACTCAAAAAGGATTTTTGGTGACCCTTTATAAATTTTTATAATCTCATATAAACTTTTGGTTGTGATTTCCCAATAAAATCCATCCATGATGTATTTCTTACTACCACTAGGAAGTCCTTTGATTCTATTTGTTAATTGATCATTTGGTTGGAAATATACGTTATATTTCCCAGTTTTTCTGATACGCTCACAATATACCTTGAACACAAAATTTTGCATAGACACAAAGATAATAAAAAAATGGTTAAAATCAATTAAACTACGTCAGTTTTTGTTACTGAATCTGCAACAACGATAGGTATTTGAGTATCTATTGGTAATGTAATTTTGCCACAATTATCACCCAAGAAGTCTACTTTGAATTCTCCTAAAAATCTTCCTGCTCTACGAGTATCGTGACGCTTAAAATGGTATGCCAATGTGTAAGTTACTTCATCGGGAAACAATGGTCTATCATTAGTAATGATAAGTTTTCCTTCAACATTGGCAACACGATATAATCCACTTTGACTTTCGATCATAGAGAAAGTTACTGCACAATTATCCAACATATCTGCTGTTATGTCATATTTTTCCATTATACGTTGATTAACAGGAAGTTTAAGTTCTGGTAATGTACTATCTTTTTTTATAAAAAAGGTTCTGTTGCTATATGTGCTATGATTGTGCATTTAATTATTATTAAACATAAGTGTTATTTTCGGTATAGTCAATATTAATTCCATTATATAAATACTGTCGTACTGTTGCACCTGCTCCCGGTATGTCCCAATCTAACCAATCATGATTAGTTGTTGTCATAATACCTGTTTTTAATTGTTCTTCCGCACCTTCAATGTAAACAGTAATTTCTGTATTAAATTCTTCCAAGAATGACCATCCAATTTGTTCTGCTTCCTGTTGAGTAATACCCGATGCCATCATTATAAGTCCAACTGTTTCAATCTTCAAGTTTGTTATACAGTTTCTTCTACGTCTTTCACCAACAGCAAATGATTCTGATTGTGTATAGAATTTTTCGGTATGTTTTGTTGCACCAGATGAAGCATCGTTTAAATGCCAACAAATATCTAATTCACGTTTATATACCATTTCATTCATACGGTGATATATTCTATCTTCATGTAAAACAAGCATTGAATAAGTATCTGTTGCAAAATCATAGTTACCATAATATTCAACTTTATTTAATTCACCCTTCGTAAAATATCGTTTCTTATGTAAACCAAGTATATTATATTCCAAATCAACTGGTGTTGCTTGAACGTCAGTTCCTTCGGGTAGGTGCTCAAAATATTCATACAATTGATAAAAACTATCTAGTTTATAGTCCTTTACTATTTCTATTTCTTGTGCAGTTAATCCCGAAGTATTACCTGTTAATTGAGCATGTGTTAAAAGTTCTTTTATTTGTTGTCTGATATACATTTCAGATAATTCTAAATCATTCCCTGTTGTTGGACAACACGTACTACTACCAAAAAAACCCCAATTAATTATGCTTGAAATATCGGTATATCCAGTTGGTATTGATGCACCATCATCTATGGCTAAAAATGCTTTATTTCCATTTAAATCCACATCATTCCATGTCTCGATATCAATCCCTATGGTTTGACCGCTAATCTGATATGCTAATAATTGTTGTTTCATTTTATTATACTTTTATTAATGAGATATATCTATTAGTTGATGTTGCAGTTGGACTATCTGTTTGCCATCTAATGTCAACTGTTGCTGTTGTTGCCACCGTTATTGGGAAACCTGCATAATTATGAGTTCCATAAACATCACCTTGAGCATTACCTCTTGCCCATGTTTGTGAACTATTAGTGACTTGAGTACCACCAACATAAATTGATGTTATAATTTGTGACCCGTTTGATGAATGATTAAATGATGTACCGAAACTAAGAAAATAATTACCTGCTGGCACACTTGTAATTTCCATACCTTGTAATAAAACATCTGTCGCTGATGTTGTTGTAGTTGCACCACCATCTGTAGTATTATATGTTGTAAGTGTTCCACCAGAACCACCACCACTTGCATCTATTGTAATACTATCAGCAGCAGGTGTTAATGTAATATTTGTACCAGCAACCAATGATTTAACCTGTAAGTCGCTTCCCGTTACACCAGAAGCAAGACCTTCTCCTGCCCCTATATTCACAGCACCTTTTAGAAGTGCCTTAAAATCACCATCAAAACCTGATCTTGTTATACCAGATTTATCCACACCTATCCAATATTCTGTCGCACTACCACCTGTAAATGGAGTACCACCACTTGGGTTAAGTATGACAATACCACCAAGATTCTCGTTTACAAGAGGATCAGTATCATCGTATCGAGTAACAACTGCTCTTGCAGCAGTACGAATATTTTTAATCCATTCAGCATAAAACTTTCCATTAATACGTAAAGTTGTTTCAAATTTACCAGTATCACCCGTTACTTCCCAAACACGTAAAGTGCTGGCAGTATCACCACTTGTTGCTAATTTAGTATCTGTAACACCTGTAAGATATGCACCATTTCCTAATATACTACCTAAAGTTACTCCCTCATTAATGTTAGTCATGGCATTCAGACCAACCGTTGCATAATTTTCAAGTATCAGGTATTCTTCTGTTGTTGGTACATCAGGTATTAACTTAGCGATTTCACTTTTTATCTCAGCATCAGTTAATGTTGTGCTACCACCAAAATTGTCCCAATTGGCGGTTGAAGATATGTCAACATAATCTGTAGGTGTACTTCCAGTATCGGCAATAGCAAGAAAAGCAGTATTACCACTTAACATGGTTTCTGACCATGTAGTAATATCAATTCCTATTGTTTGTCCCGATATTTGATACGCTAATAATTTCATATTTTTATTTACATTACTTGTCTTGCTCTAATTGACCCAAAATCCAATACTGCTGTTCCACCATTAGGTGTGTGAAACCTAATTTCAAATATGTGTGAACCCTCAGTTAAAATCAAATCTTGTGATATTGGGTATGTTATCCTATTATCTGATGCGACTGTTTCATATAATATTCTTACCGCTTGTAAATTACCGTCAATATAATATCCAATATTAATTGATTTATTTCTTGAATTATTACCACCAATAGAGGTAAAATCAATAGACCAAGTACCCGCTTGTAATGATGAAGATGTACCTGATATATATGCAACATCAGTATCTGTTGTATTTGTTACGGTTTCTATTCTTTCAGTATAATAATAATATCCAGTACCACCTGTTAGTGAATCAATTGATACCCCACTATCTTTAACATTACCATCAGGTAAAAAAATTGCGATATTATCGGTTGCACCTGTTACTTTATCTATTTTTGTGTCAGTAATTCCTGAAATATAATCTATATCGGCATCATTTGATGCTGTTTCACCACTTATGTAACTAATATCGGCTGTTTGACCGTCTGTAACACCACTTATGTAACTAATATCGGCTGTTTGACCGTCTGTAACACCTGAAATGTATGCTAAATCGCTTGCTGTTTGAGCAGTATAACCCGTAAATTCTACTTTATCAAGTTTGGTATCTGTTATACCACTTATATATGCTATGTCAGCATCGTTTGATGCTGTTTCACCACTTATGTAATTTATATCTTGTGTTTGACTATCGGTTACTCCACTTAAATAACTAATATCGGCAGTTTGACCATCAGTTACACCTGAAATATATGCTAAATCTGCTGTTGTTTGAGCACTATATGTATCAAAATCGACCTTATCTAATTTTGTATCAGTAATACCACTTATATAT